CCCTAATCGTTATTTGGGCATTACTTGACTGCGGGGTAGAAGTAACGTCAGGGCGACCATGCTGAATACCGACGTTATATTCGACGGTCGTGAGATCGAGTGTGTCCCCGCCTAGGGTGATCTCGGTTATCTGGGACATGTCAGGCCACTAGCGGTCTAGTCAGTTGGCCTAGCCTCTGGTCGCCCCTAGTAATAATTTGGGAGATCGCCTGGGCCACTGCCTGGTCAGTAATAACGGCCTGCTGTGCTTTCGCTGTGGCGATTGCCTCGGCCCGTGCAGCTGTCGCTTGAGCCTCGACGCTTCGGATAGCCTCTGCTACGTCGTCGGCTAGTTGTGCTTTGAACTTGGCCCCGACTATTTTGCCCACTTGCTTGCCCAATTTTGCTAGGCTTTTTTGATCTTTTTGGATCCCTTCGGCTAGCCCTTGCACCGTCGATATAGCCAGTTTTTCGCCAGCGATTAAGCCCTCTGGGACTAGGGTATCTGCTAACCCGTTTACTGTTTTATTAACGTCTACCCATTTTTTGGATAGTTCAGGCACTAGGCCTTCATCGATCATTTGTTGAGCCAAAGCGCCACCAGTTTCAGGCCCTAGGCTTGCGATGTGGTCAATGAGCCCTACGTCTGCCTTTTGCCTTTTTATTTCATTTAAGACATTGCCGAACCATTCCGCCTGGGCTATTTGAGCGTTAAAGCCTTCGATAAGGCTGGCCCCTGTCTTTTCCCCTTCCGCGTTAAATTGCGCCTCGTAAGCGGTGCCGAGATTGATCCCCGAGAGGATATTTTCAGACATTGCGGTGGTGTAATCGGTGATCGCCGTGCGGGCTGCTTTGAGGTTATCGACCTCCGCGAGTAGTTGGTCGCCACGTTTAGCGAGGGCTGTCTCCCCATCCTCATATGCCTGAATTAGTTTCTTTTCATCCTTGGTTAGTTCCTTGGTCGCAGCACTAGCCGCACCACGAGAACTTGTAAGTTTTTTAGTTTTTTCATCTACTGGAGCAATATATCCAGGGACATGACCCAGCAATTCCGTCATTTTGCGGGTCCACTCGGCCTCTTTCTTTTGAGCAATGCCAGAGTCGTATGACGTCGCTATCAAATCTTTTTTGGCTTGTGCTGTGTCATACGCCGCAAATCGTTGCGCTTTAGCCAAAGCAATAGTGGAATCGTAAAGCGAGTTTGCTGCCTCGCTAGTTGTGCGCATTTCCGCGCCTTGATCTACAAGCGCACCAGTCACATTGCCGATGCCTGGCACTAATAAATTAAGTTGAATTAGATACAATTCTGCGGCTGTTGTTAGCGCGTTTTGTTCCTCTGTTGTATTTTCTGCCGCGTCACTGTTGTCCCTTAGCCCTTCAGTAAGGTCGGCTAATTGACCGACTAATACCCCGACGCCTCTAGTGAAGTCTCCAACAACTTGCCCACCATCTTTGATCGCAGATGCCATACCCTGTGATCCACCCATAGCGCCCGTAGCGGCTTCAATAGCATCTACAAGACCTTCGCCTATTTCGGCTTTAGCATCCTCAACTGCTGCCTGAAGGATTCTTTGAGTATTAGCAAGCCCATCCGCTGTCCGCGCAAAATCCCCTTGCGCGTCCCCTGTTTGAGCCAAAATCTCCTGATGCGCTGCTAGTACCTTTTGCTGCTGGGTTAGGGCGCCACTGCCTTCATAAATACCCATTTGCATGGCGCGGGCTTTTAGTGTGGCGTCATCCAGCAAGACACCGAAACGCCGCATTGGTTCTGCTTCGCCGCGTAGGGCTGATCCGATTGCTGTGATTGCTTCCTCTGGTGATGAATTATTGAAGGAGGCGAGATCGGCAGATAGTGTTACGAGTTCGGTTGAAAAGTTTACGAGTGAGGCTCCTGAGAGGCCAGCGCTTTTACCAAACTGGGCGAAAGTCGCGGACGCTTCGAGCGCTTGCGTTCTAGTTTGGCCTAATGCTGTGACTGCGTTTTCCGCAAAGTCGAGGATGCTGCGGGAACTATCACCAAAAATAACTCCGACTTTATTTTGTGTTTCGGCTAGATCCGAGGCGGCGCCTACTGCGTCCACCGCTATTTTAGTTGCAAATGCTCCAGCGGCTGCGCCCGCTGCGATTAGGGCTGGGCCTATGAAACTGCTTAATTTGTCACCAAAGCCTTTAAGACCTGTTTCGGCCTGTTTCATACCCGAATTGAACTTTTTAAGGTCTGCCGCTAAGTAAACGGTTAAAGTCTTTCCACCAGCCATTAGATTCCCTGCCACTTTCGTACAACTTTATCCACTGCCCTGCCCCATTCGTTAAGAGCTGCGGGCTGATATGTCCTAGTGTGGCTTATCCAATCAGTGCCAGAACCGAAAGCGGGAGGCATACGGTTAGTAGCTCCTCGCGCTGCTCGGCCCCTGTCGCCTTTGTCTGATGGGTAGCGCAACATCGTTGAGGATGCGCCACCACTTACGGTCCTGGCTGATTTGCCTATCATTATTTTCGGCAGTCTGTCCGCGCCAGCCCTTACGCTGTTTGCAATGGCTGGGCCCCATGGCCCTGCACCGTTTAGCGCGGCTTCCTTCCATGCCGGAACCATATATTTTTCCGCAATAGTTTTAGATGATGCCCTTAACTCTTTGCTGGCATCTTTGCCAAGTCCTCGAAAATCTCTCAGCAATTCGTTAAGACCTTCGATGCGGGCGTCGAACACTTTGCTAGCCATTGTCCAACACCTCCAAAATAGTGGCGATCTCTCGCGGTTTGTACTTTTTAACTTCCTCTATTGGTCTGCCTAGACGGATAGCCAGCCTGATAATTAGTCGGCTGTAACTTCCGTCTGGGTAGGGTCCACTGCGTCGCGCACAATATCCACTCGGACATCATTCGCCCTCGCCCACGCTTTCACCTCTTTGAGGTTTAACGCGTCCTTACCCTCGCAGTAATAGTAAGCCATGCAAAGTCTCATAGCATGCTCGTTGGCTCGCTTATCGCCGTTCAGGTCGTCGTAATGCATAAAGTCCGCTGAGACTGTCTGCACCGTCATGGGCTCGTGGTCTTTGCGTTCTATTTTTAATTCTGGATACATGGTGGCTCCCCCTTACCCTTAAGCGAACGTGACTGTGCCAGTGAATGATACCGAGCAAGTTGCGACACCGTCAGCGGCGAACGAGGTGTTAGCCGATTCAATGTGCATTGCAGCTCCAGTCCATGCGCCTGTTGCTGAGTCAATACCGACTGCGACGCTGGCCCCTGCCGCAATAGCGGTTTGGATTGCGTCATACATTCCTGAGTTTTCGTCGTACAGGAACTCCAGCGACACAGTCGAGTTGAGATCCGTTTGATCGAAAGCGACATCACTGAGGGTTTTAGTCCTGGTGATTGTTGGGGTGGTGTCGATTGTGCCTGAGGTGATTTGGTCCTCGTATTGTGTGGCGCCGAGATCAACTGTGAACGCGGCTCCAGCGACGGAAACTACTGCCATTTGATTAACCTTTCATTGAAGCCGAGACATTTATCTCGGTTGTTAGAATTGTGCCTTGCGCTCCTATGTCTTGGAGTTGTGGTGCGTTCACGCCTTGACATTGGAACGATGTGGGGATAAGCCCGAGGATAGTATCCACTGCGTTCTCGGTGTCGAGAGTCGCGGCGGCATTTTGCCTCGGTGATATAACGATAAGGATTTTCCAGCGGCACTCATAGTTCAGATTCGAGCCGATACGGTTCGGCCTGATCCATGGCGAGTCTGGGCTGACAACTATGGCGGGCGGTTTCGGTACTGCTGGGACCGTGTCGTAAACACGATAGCCAGCGCCCTGGAACGCCGTAAGTAGTAACTCCCTCGACTCCGTGCTGAGAGCTGTCATCCCACCACGCCTTTCATGTCTAGGTATGGCGCGAGCAATGCCATAACTCGACGTGTCAGCCAGACCGAGAGGCGGGGCCCTGGAGTGAAGTCCAGAGCCACCGCCTCTCCGCCTGAGGCTGTGCGGGCTTGAAAGATTTCCGAACCGATCGAGACTGCTGCCTCTTTCATCGGTGCGGGTTCCGCCGCGAATGATGCCGCAGTAACTAGGTAGCCGATTAGGTCGCATGACGTAGCCGCTACTTGGTCGAGCATCTCCTCCAGCGAGGCATAGTCAACGTCGAGAGCGTCGGCCAGTTCTTGGCCTGTCAATAGAGCCATGATCGGGTTACCTGGTCGCCTTATGCCTGGTCGTAGATTCCGACGATGCCAGCGGACACGAAAGGCGTGGCTGCTGCGTAACCGTAGATTGCTACGTCGCGGCCTAGGTTTGCTGCTACATCGTTGGTGACTAGGCGTGGGCCGTCCTCTGCCCATCCGATTGCTGCGCGGTTTGTGACGATTGCGGACTCGGTGTCATCGGTGGCGAACTCGCGAGCGAGGACCACTGTCAGGCCAGCCACTGAGATATTGAGTGTGCGTGCGTTGAACGTGCCCGACACGTTGTTGGGGCTGTAAACATCGGGCATGAATGTGGACCATCCACCGATTTTCTTGAACACTGCGGATGACACGAATACGACCTCGGCTGGCTGGCCTGTGGCTGATTCGACATCGACCGCTGCGGCGAATACTGCCTCGCGGAATAGTGAGCCTGTGGTGTCTGCGCTGAAGTCATAATCGACTCCTGCTGTATCGTTTGCCCACAATGCTGCCTGGAATGCGTAATCGGTTTCGGTTCCGAATGCGCCAAGCATGATGCGGTTATGAGCGTCGAGGTATGAGGGGTCGGTCCGCTCGATGACCTGCATCGAGAGGCGTGAGCCTGCCGCGTAGGTTGCGAGAGTTGCGGTGCCCTTCAGAATGTCGATATCGACCGAGTTTACTTCGTCCAGTTCGCTGGCCTGTGCTGCGACGATTGCACTGAGGTCGCCCGTGAAATAAGGCCAGTTGATCGTCATGCCTGCACCAGCTGCGCTGGATGGTCCGCCGATAGCGGTGATGCAAGGACGGCCACGATCTAGGACGCCTTTAATTTCGCGCATCCAAACCGGTGGCACGAGCCCTGGGGCATCCGCCAAAGTCTGGTTGTCAAGGGCGCGGTTTTCAACCTCACCGTGAAACACTGCTTTGGAGTATTCGCCGAATGAACGGTACTTGCTCAACTCATGCGTTGCCTCGGTAGCAAACGCCTTGGCTTCAATAGCCTGGACAGTTTCGCGCAAGTTGGCGACTGCCTCTCGTGCTTCTTGATCGACCGAGACCTGCTCGGTCGAGTCCATGGTCTCGGACATTGTTTCTCCTTCTTGATTTTCTCTAATACTGCTAACGCCTGCGGTGGCATAAGCAGGGTATGGGGTGAGGCTGACCTCTAGCAAAGTTGC